GAGTGGATTGGCGGTCACAAGGTTTCCACTAAGGCTGGATGGAGTGGTTGTGGCTTATTCATCAAACACAACGAGACTGTGAATCTCGTAGGCATTCATTTAGGAAAAATCGGGGCCAACAATGGTTTCCTCATTTTTGATGAAATTGAGGACGAATTGAAGGAACACTACGACGACGAGAAAGTGGTGCGAGAGAGAAACGGCTTTTACGACGAACGCAAAAGGAAATTTGGAAAATCCGGCAAAGGAGGAGGCAGCGAAGGCAAGAAGAAACGCCTTAAAGTTGCTCAATTCAAAGCCGGCACTGGAAGTTTCCATCATCAGGTTGAGAAACCTGGGCAGAATGCGGCCGACGATGAAGCACGTGATTTCAAGCACCTATACTCGATCAAAGAGGCTGCGGTGAAGACTGAGGAGAAACCCAAAGTTGAAACCGAGGAGAAGCCTAGAGTCAAGATTGTAGTGGAACCCACGATAATCACGAACGCCCACGAATCCGATCAGGAGTCTGGCGACGAGAGCGATAATGACGCTTTCGCTGCTGAGCGCGAGAAACTTTCGGCGGCCAAAGTACGCAAGAAGCAAGAAGACGAAAAACAACGGAAACTTGTGACTGCGGAAAAGCTTATGAAAGTCGCAGCCGCACTCAAGCAGACTGCCGAGCAGGGAGAGAAGGAAGAACAGCATTTTCAGAGCCCCGTCGAGAGTCCGCTGACGGGGCTTTCAGCGGCATCACCAGCTGGTTCAGCGCAGATTTTGGAGAATATTTCAAGTCCAAAGCCCACTATCAGTTCTACACCAAGCCACAGCTTGAAGGAAGTAGGATCGTCATTGGAACTTGCGCTAGAAAAGTTGACGGATCAAGTGTCGCCAAAGGAAACGCTGACGTCAGAGAGCTCTTCAAAGCCGTCTTCCCCGAGATCGAATCACAGTATCACCGGCCAAGCAGGGAACAAGGAGCAGTCCTCGAGTCTATCGACGAGTATCACTCAGGAAAGTACCGAGGAATCCAATTTCCAGCCGGTGCCATCGAAGCGGCGCAACAGGGTGTTACAGAGATGTACAAAGCAGCTGGCTTCGTTTGGCGATGTGGCTTTGTCGGAGCTGAACATGGAGAAGCTCTCGCACGACGATTTGACGAAGTTTACCCAACTATTGTCGAAGATGTCTGCAAGCACTCAAAACCCGGATACCCCTACCGGCTCGCTTACGGATCAAACGAAAAATTGCTCCAAGAGCGGCCAGACTGGGTCCGGCAATTAGTGTGGCAGCGCGTCAAAAACATAGCGGAGTACGAAGGAGATTTCAGCGAATTCAAAGCTGATAGAAAACTTTGGATACTCCGCGACATGCGAGACCCCGTCAGATTGTTTGGCAAGAACCAAGGGCAGCCCATAAGAAAGATGATGTGCAGAATCATTTCGCACGTTTCTCTCATAGACCAGATGGTGATGCGGTTTTTCTTTGGAGCATACGCCGCTGCAGAAGGTGAGTTTTATCCCTATCTTCCTACGAAGAAAGGCATTGGATTCAGCAGCGAGCACGCTACGAAGATTGGAAATTGCGTCTACGCGACGTCTCAAGAATTGGACCGTGATCCGATTGCTTCGGATGTTTCTGGTTGGGAGAAGAATTTTTCTCAGGATTGCGCCGAGATATTTGCTAGGCATATGCTGGCGACGTGCGAGGACAGATGTTCGCTGCTTGAAAAGGCAGCTTCATGGTGGAAAGAATCGTTAACCTCGACTCCTTATGTCACAGACGGTGGGCAGCTGATTGACTACGCGGACACTCGTGTCCAGCGAAGTGGCTGCCTCATGACTACATCCTCTAACGGCGTTGCGCGTGTCGCATGCGCCGTGGCATGCGACCACATCGCTAACGCGATGGGTGACGACTGCATCGAATGGTGCGGACAAGAAGACATAACCGCTGAGGAAGTTATCAAGAAGTACGACAACATAGGCGTACCCGTCCGTGGATTGGAAAAACAGTCGAGGACTGATTTCACCTTCTGTTCTCACAGGTACAAGCGACA